GTCTATGTCGAGTAATAATATTTTATCGTCAAGGGGGGCTGTTATATTATTATTTCCCCGCCGTCGCCGATAACATACCGCCTGTCCCTCATGCGTGTGTCGTGCCTTGCCTTGTGGCATTCGCGGCACAGCAGCACGAGGTTGTCGAAGCTCAGAGCGACCTCTGGTCTGTGTATGTTCAGCGGCGTCAGCTCCTCGATGTGATGCACCTCGACGCCCGGCTTATAGATCCCGCGCTTCATGCAGTCCTCGCACAGCCAGCCCCTCATCGCTCCGTATCTGTTGCGGCAATCCTGCCATGCTTTTGATGAATAGAATTTTCTCGAGAACTCCTGAGCCATGTTTGTCACCAAACAAAAGCACCGGCCTGTTAAGCCGGCGCCTTTGCGAAAGGAATTGTATTATGCGAAAGACATTGAACCCCGTTGCTTTATCATTACCACTTTACGATAACATAATAAACATTATGCAATCGGAACTACAAGGAATTATGCAGAATTATTTTAACGATTTGCAAAGCGTTCGAGTGCAGCCGGGTGCGACACCACTTGTCAGATCTGTCTATCGCCTCCGCGACCTGCTCCCATGACTTTAGGTTGATGTACCGCTCGTAGAGCAGAGCGCCCTCGATACCCGGAACGCGGTTTATCACCTCGAACACCTCCTGCCGTTTCTCGATCGCGTCAAGCTCGGCACTCACCCATCGCATCCTTTTCTCACTCAGCCGTATCGCCTTATCCTCTGTCGTCCTCGATATGCCATTGCCGTGCGGCATACCGTCCGACCCAGACGGCGAGCGGATGGCGTCAATAAGCTCTGCCTCCCGCTCGTACTCCGCCTTGTAGCGTCTTGCTCTCCTGTCGTATTCCTCGTATTGTTTGAGATATTCCTTTGCTGTCATTTTTTAGTTTTGATAATCTCCGATGTCTGGCATCACTTCCAACCGCAATCCGTCTGCGGTCTGTCTCGATATGTTGGTGTCACCGATATGCCGATATTTCCTTCTGCATCAAAGTTGATGTCGATGTCCACCTTATGATCATTTGCAAGTCTGCATATTTCGTCAGCAAATTCTATGATAGTCATCTACTCGCTCCTTTCCTCACAGCTTCGCAATTATCACGAACTCAAGACCGATAATGAATCCCAACAGGAATGTATGCCACTTTGATTCCATCTACTTACTCCTTTCCTCTTGCCACTCTCGCAGGATCTGATAAAAATTCTTCCAATCAACCTTGTCACAAGTGTCACCCCATAGGCTCAAGTCTTCCTGGAACCTCTCATCATCTGCTATGACTTTCAAGTCTCGGCCGGACAAATCCTTTAAGTGTCTAATCACTATGGTCTGCACAAGACTCGGCATATACGTCCGTCTGCCGTGACAGTATCTCAAGGCACATACGCAGAGTGTGCCGAAGTCATCTTGACTAATATCTATGGTCATTCGCCACTCCTTTCCGTCTGTGGCTCTACAATCTCAACGAAATCCCTCAAATGATGCCACGGCACTGCCGCTGATAAAAAGCACTTGCTATCTGCCTCGCAGACATATTCTTCGGCATCTGCATCCCATCTGAAAAATTGATATCCGTCCATCATCATGTCGTACCTAATTCGCTTCGGCATGTCTTCGCCATTGAGATAGTCTCTAATTAACTGAATTATCAGCATCACTCGCCCTCTCTTCCTCCGTATGAGCAGAAGCCAATCTTCTCGTACATTTGGTATGTGTCTATCATTGCCACATTTCGTGAGCATTTATCCGCATACTTGCACTCTCCGCAACGTACTATGTCGATGCCTGGTGCTTCTTCTATTGCCATTACCACGATGCAAGGTTCCATCTCTCGACCGCACTCATCTCGTTCGCACCCGCATTTCATTCCGCACCATCTGCGTATCAGCGCATCTGCATCAATCAGTCTCATCGTCTGCTCCTTTCTGTTCTTCGACATATTCGCAAGGTACATCCTTGTAAGCGTCTTCCTCACTTATTCTTCTCGGCTTGCGTCTTCCGCTTTTACCCTTGTAGTTACAGAAATGAGTACCGACTATATAATCATGCAGTTCGCAATCAACGCACCTCATCATCTGCTCCTCTCTCCATTTTTTCACCGCAATTAGGACAAAAGTTATATTCTACAACACGCCAATCTTCGTATGATTCTGATGCTCCGTGAAATATAGTTCCCGTTCCAACTGCGTACATCACTTTTTCTCCACATTTAGGGCATTTTTCTGTAAACCTGTCTATTCTAATTGGCTTCATCGTCTGCTCCTTTCCACATTGCTCTATCAGAGCAGATATCCTTTTGCGTTCTGCATGGTCTTTCACTGGTTCATGCTTCATCGTCTGCTCCTTTCATCCTTGCTCCTATTCGTTCTACATCGTACCCTTTGCACTTGCATCCATACCTATAGCACGATGCTACCGTGCATTTCTTCGCACCGATAAATTCACACGCTTCTTTTTCCGAATCAAATTCATACCTCTCTCCGTCTTTTATCAAGGCATACCTTACCTTGTTTGACTCGTTAGCGTTCTTCGTTATATTCGGATGTGTGCGATTCATATAGGCAAGGTTTACCTCTGAAGGAACGAAACAACAGTTGGCTTTGCTGTACTCCTTTGTTTCGCCACGCAGTATATCTTTATCAAGAACCATTCCGTGAGTTGTCGCCCACTGCGTATAACCTGCAAGTTTTACAACATCTCTCGCAAAGTTAGACAAAAGCATCCATTCGGAGCAAACAGAGCAATCTGCATAGGCTCTTCCACGCTTTCTCTGTTGCTGTTCTTTGTCATAACATCTACGGAGCATCCCGTACCACAAATTGTAGATGCTTCTGCTGATTGGTGATTCATACCATTCCTTTGGCATATCGTTAACGCCACCATACTTATTAGTCATCGTGTTCACCTCGCATTTTGCTACCGCAGTTAGGGCAATAGTTGGTCTTGCCTATATGGTCATATCCACATTTAGAACATCTGTAAAAGTGATATGCGTGTTGCACATATTTATCGGCTGACACTCGCTTCCACTCACCTTGCGGTCTGTCTATGGTTGGTGCTCGGCAAACGGCATTAACAAACACTTCTGCGTATTGATGCGAGGCAACATCTGGCGTCCTTACTTTGTATATTTCCGCTATCGCATCAGACCTCTTGATTAAGTCATCACTCATCGTCTACCTCCTTTCCGCTTTCCAGCAATAGCCTTTAGGATCAGTCATCGTGTTCCACTGAGCGCAGTAGAAATACCCCGCATATAAGGCATGCTCGCCACGCTCTTCGCAGTGCTTGCAGTCCTCGCACAGTATCAAATCCAAGCCGTCATATCTCTTGTATACCGCTACGGCATCATCATAATTAATATAGTCGCATTTCCACACGGAGCATCCGTCCGCCGTATGATGTACGCATGTATCGCAGTCCCTAGTCATTTTCTCACCCCACTTGTCATGCACATCCACAGCAGAGGAAACGCGAACAGTGCCATGCCCGTTATCAATATCATCATTTCAGTCGTTCCTCCTTTAATCCGATCTCAAGTTCAAAGCCCATCGCCTCGAGCAATGTCTCGAACGTGTACAGTGTCGGGCCCGTGCCGTTCCTCTCAAGGTCACCGATGGTCTTGCGGTTTACGCCCGACATCAACGCCAGCTTCTTCTGCGTCCAGCCTTTGTACAGGCGGCAGCTCTTTATCACTTCTCCTGCATCTATCATCCCAGCATCCTCCGTATCTTCTCGCCCTGCTCCGAAACGAACGCCGCCGCATCGTAGTCGGCGCTCTTCATGCACTTAGGGCAAAGCACCTGGATCCGCCTGCCCGTATTGAATTCCTTCATCGCCGCCTTCTTCGCGATCCGTCCGCAGTTTGGGCAGTACATCTCGTCCTCCGCAGGAACTATCTGCACTCCCTTGGCTATGCACGCGCCCTTGTACTCCTCGTAGGCGTACATACTGTCGAAGTGTTTAAGCCAAAAGTCGAACAGCTCCGCGTCAGTACACTCCGTTATCTTTCCCTGTTCTATCTTCATCGTCCTCCACCTCAATGCGAATAAACTTATGCCCGCTGTATCTGCCCGTACTGTCGCCGTGACTGAGCGTGCTCAGCAGCGACGCGTTTGTGATGCCGAAGCGCCTCGCCAGTTCCGCGCACGTCTCCTCTACCGCGATCGGCAGCTCGTACTCGTCGGCGGTCACGGCAAGATACAGCTTCATATCTCTCTCCTGACCGCGAACTCAAAGCCCGTCGCCCTGAGCACCGCAAGCAGTGTATCTGCTTTCGGGCAGCAGCTGCGCGTCTCCCAGTTGATGACGCTCTGCTCCGTTACCCCGATGCGCGCCGCAAGCTGCCTCCGAGTGTAGCCCGCGCTGATGCGGCAGTGCTTTATCAGTTCTGCTGTGTCCATTCCTTTCCTCCACTGCCCCGCCCCTTCCGGAGCGGGACACCTTACTATTCCCACCGGCGCGCGACTGACGAGGTTGCCTCCTTTGCTGTGTGAACGCGCCGTTCAGGGCTAATCCTTCCACTCCTTAAACATCTCTATCCAGTCGTCGAACGGCTGGATCACGATCCATTCGGAGCCGTTGCACTTATGCATCACGATAGGTATCTCGCCTTTGCCGGCGTCATGCTTTGACTGAGCAAGCGCGTCCCAGAGTCTCAACCGTTCGGTAAATTTGACCTCGATATGCAGTCCTTCAGGGCCCACGACATCAGGACTGTCCGGACCGCCGCTGTACTGCACTCCGCGCCTGGCGTCAAAGCCATGCTCTCTGAACTTCGCTGCCGCCATGCGTTCGCCTCGTTTGCCTTTGTCTCGTTGCGATTTGCCCATTTACTCGCCTCGTTTCTGCCTTGCAAAGTGCAGGCCTTTTTCAGTTTCGAAGTTTGCTTCGTGCCATTTAGCATGACAGCTCCTGCACAGGGCTACACCGTTGCTGATACTCCATATCCAGTATTCCGGGAGCTTTAGTTTGTTCCCTACCGATACCGGTATGATGTGATGCGCCTGATCGGCAAGCTCTCCACAGATCACGCATCTGCTGTTGTACATCCGCAGCACGTTCTCGCTAAAATTCTTCTGGTCAGGTCTCACTACACGCTTCTTGCTGTACTTGACCGGCTTGCTCCACGAAGCGCACTCCGAGCATACATATCGAAGCTGGTTTCCCTTTTTCAGGAAGAAGATCTTCTCACTTCCGCAGTTCTCGCACAGCATCCACGGAGAATCTTCTGCGACTTTCCAGCCGTCATCGGTCTTGCTCTTCCACAAGGCGCGAGCCTCTTCTACCTTAGTCATTCGCTTCTCCTGTCTACTTGTTTTTTCACCATAATCTCTGTTGGGTTAATTCCAGTACGGGAGAGACCTTTGTCTCCCGTACGGAATCCCCAGAGTTATAGTGATTTCTGATTTACTCTATATATATAGGTTTCGTATATCAGGAATCACTCATTCCGGCCGGCCACCACTTGGAGTTTTTCTGCTTCGGTCTTGCGTATTCGACACCGCCTCGGGTAACGCTCGCAGAGTTTCTTCTGATCACCAGACGATCGCCATTATTTAGCGTTGCGGCTTCCCATCTTGAATTGACACCGATATATTTATTGAGTTTGCTGTCCGACATTCCCAGCACTTTCAGCAAGGCTTCACGCTCCACATAGTCACGGCCAAACGACAGATTTTCGAATGCTTCAGCGACAGCTTTCTCGTTCTCTTCTTTAGCAGTCTGATCATTGCCTTTACCACGATTGCTGCCCTCCCTGTATTTCGCTCCTTTTAGGATGTTCAGCTCGTCCCGTCTGTGTATCGGATGGTCGAACCATAGCCTCGAGCCGTATCTCGGCGGGAAGGATCTGAGCGTATACGTCATTTCCCATGCCGAAAGTGATTCATTCGAGTTTTGGTAATAATCACGATACTTATGTTCAGCTTCGCCCGGACTCAATTCAGTCATATCGAGGATTGCGTCAGGGTCTCGGGCGAATACGCCCGAACCGGATGCTCTGTCCATAGCGTTTGAGTATTTGCCAGCCGCCGCTTTGCTGTGGTGATGACAGTAGATCATTGCCGTGCCCAGAGCTTCGGAGCATCTATCGAAGTAGGAACAGAACTTCGACATCTCTGTCGCTGAGTTTTCGTCTCCGGTGATCACCTTGTAGATTGGGTCAACGATCACGGCGAGATAGTTCTTTTCCTTGAATCGGTTGATCAGCAGCGGTGCGAGCTTGTCCATCGGTGTGGCGAAGCCTCGCAGGTTCCAGATTCGAATGTTCTGGATGTTGTCCGGTCTGACTTCAAGCGCGTTGTATATCTGTTTGAAACGCTGATAGCATTCTGCCTGATCAAGCTCCATGTTGAGGTATACGACCTTACCCTGTTTGCATTTGTTCCCGAGCCACTCGAGGCCCTCCGCGATACAGATCGCGAGCTCTATCAACAGATAACTTTTTCCCGCCTTCGATGGTCCTGACACCAGCATCTTGTGACCGACTCGCAGCACGTTCTCGATGAGTTCCTCTTTGACCGGCGGCATATTGTCCCAGACATCCGCAAGCGAGATATCGTCGGGTAGATTATCGTTCTCAGTCTCGAGCCAATCGACCCATTCTTTGTATGATGCCGCGCCGATATTCATCGCGACAGTGTACTGCCGTTTCCCGTTCCGAGTGATGCCCGGCATCCTCGAGTATCGGCTTGCGTTCTTGTCTTGTTCGTCGACCTGAAGCCCGGACCGCTTGCAGAAATCGTATATCTTGTTGACTCTGTCCCGGTACTGCTGCGCTGATTCAGCGTCTACTCTGATGATCGCGTGGAGCGATTTATTGCCCGAATTGACCAGCACCTTGATAGGCAGATTCATCGCCTTATACAGCCCATACTGTTTTTCGATTGAATCTTTGTCAGACTCGACCAGGCAGTAACGGAACTTCGTGACATTGGCGTCCGACTCGCCCTCTCCATCGAGCGGATTGAATCGGATCATTGCACCGCCTTCAGACTCTTCGGTGATTGACGCCGCTGCGAATCCACCTTTATTCAGGAGGTCTATCAGCTCGCCTGCTGTACGTGACTTGATGCCATGCTTTGGCACCCATCTGTCATTCTCGAGGACGAGCTTGTCACAATAGCCGACATACTCGTCACGATTGAACAATTCGGACAGATACGCGCAGAGGTCATCAGTAGGCTTGTATCCCTTTTGTGGTTCCGGGACTCTTTCCTCTTTGACATAATCCTTGTCAACGATTTGATAGTTTTTGCTGATTTCCTCGACAGGATCATCCCATCCGAAACCATCGGAAATCGTGATAACCATGCCGCGATCCTTTGCCATTTGGATGAGCGTGCCCGCCGTCACAGGTGCGCCCGCGTTCTCTTCTCTGAAGCTCTTCCACTTCTCCGAGCACACACCCGACTGGTATTTGCCGGAGGAACTGCTCCACTCTTCCCATTCCTGGAGGGAGCAGCCCTCATGCTTTAATGCCATGCCGACCTTTAGCCATTCGTCGTAATCATCGGGATCAATGTAGCGTAATGCCTCATATAAATTGCTGTCCATTGCTACGGTCTCTTATTGCGCACTACAGTCGGAGCGTCTTCAGGCGGATAGCACTTGTTGATGTCGTTGAAGACTCCGCCTCTGTCGCTGAGGTGATGCCCGACTTCACAGATGCCGACTTTGCCGATGATGTCGTTCCACGGCATTGTGGTAGTTCCGTCTCCTTTTCTCCTGAGTCCGATGCTCTCGAAGAACTCATATATAAGCCACTGCAGTTTCCTCGACAGCTTCAGCTTGTAGACGATCTTGTTCTTTCTCCACTCACCTGCCTCGTTCTGCCAGTCTATGGTGAACTGGATCTCCGCCTGGTTGCAGGAAGCGAGCTTGCTTCCCGGTCTGGCCTCGTACCATCCGCGCTCGAAGCCGGTAACCGTGAACCAGTAATCGCCATCCGGCACAGGCTCGAACTTGGCGCCGGACGACTCTTCGACGGCATCGTCCCATCCGAAGCCCTCGCTCGGCTCATCGAACGCCGGTCCGTTTGCGATCTCTTCAAATGCTGCATATGCTGCTTTCTTGCTATTGTTATCTGTAAATCCCATTGCTTAACCTCCTAAAAATCAAATGGACTATCTTCTACTTTTGCGTAATTCAGCGGCAGATTCAGTGCCGCCGTGTCCGATGTCGTTACATCAGGCTTTATGTATTCAGCTATGCTTTCATAGCTGAACGGCATTTTTTCCGGCATCCCCTTGCGATTCTTTGCGTCCCAGCACGGGTGATGCGTGGTATACATGACGCGCTCGCCTCCGTGCGCCTTAGCGTGGTCATTGCTGTCTTTGACCACGATAATGTCGTAGTTTGCAAACAGCACCATCGACGCCCATTCCTTGACAAGCGGACAGTCCTTCTTTTCGAGTTTCAGCTCCCATCTGTCATATGCGCCCGACTCGTCCGGTCTCTCGAACTTACGCATCTGCGCGTGGGCTGTCAGCACCACATTGATGCCCAGATCAGAGACTGCAAGAAGCGCATCCAGGAAGCCCTTGAACTCTTCGGCAAGCCTTGTATATCCTTTTCCGTATCCGAAATCCTCGATCGAGGTTATTCGTTTCCCCGGAGTCTGTGCGTCAGCTTTCGCAACGATATACTCGATACAGAGCTTTTCGCACCAGTCCACCGTGTCAATCACAAGTGTCTTACAGCAGTCCGGTTGATTGATCACATAGCTGATTTCCTCGACTATGTGGTTCCATTCGAGCGGCGGCGGCAGCCTCTTGACGTCCAGCTCATTCGTGGACCCTTCTGTATCGATGAACAGCGGATCCGGGAACTGTGCTGCGAAAGTCGACTTCCCGATTCCCTCCGGTCCGTAGATAACCACTCTTTCTGCTTTTGGGATTTTCCCCTTAGTAATCTCGATTTTCATTTGACTCCTTTCTCCCGGAGGTGTACTCTAAAAATGCGTGGAGAGGTGCACCTTCGGGTGTGCTTTTCTTATCCTTCAAATTCATCAAAATCCTCCTCGTAGTAGCTGTTCAGCTCCTCGGATCCGCAGTACGGACACACATCGTATTCCCCGAAATGTCTGTCACAGAACAGCGAGCTGACGCCGTTGTAATCTTCGTAGCAGTACGTCCTGCTCTCGGGCTCGGAGAATATCGAGCCGCAGATGTCACATTTATACATATGTGTCCACCAGCCCGAGCGCCTTCGCCTTCCATCTGGCGATCTCCGCATCCTTATCTGCAGCGAGCTTGTCCATCTTCTCGGATACTCTCTCGTTCCTGGACATCTCTCTTTCGAGGACCTTGATGGTGTTTTTCAGCTTCTCGTTCTCCGCCTTCAGCCTTTTATTCTCCGCCTCGAGGAAACTTGTCTCGGGTGCGTCCCATGTGAATACCGCCTTGTCGTGTTTATCCATATTTCACCTCCGAATTTAGTGTCTTGGCGAGCTCTGCCGCCTCTTCTCTTGTTGTCCACAGTCCGCCGTATGTCTCTATCTGATCGCGGACCTTTACTGCGTCGGTCGTTCTGTAGACCTGATAAAAGGTCGTACCCGCGACGCTGGTTTCTCTAACCATCCATCTGCTCAGCATCCTCTACCTCCGTTATCTCGATTTTCACCGGCTTGAAGCGGTTGCCCTCGAGCAGGTACCCGATAACGTTGAATACATCGTCGAGGTCTTTGAACTGCATCGGGACCTCTATCTCGACATGACCGTATTCATCTTTGACGTGAACGAACTCTTTTCTGATCAGTTTCAGCTTGTACATTTTTAACCTCCTATCACAAACATCATGAATCCGATACCGACCCAGCTTATCCAGCAGAGTATCCCGCCTATCATGTCCTTCCGTCTCATTTCTTTTTCCCCCTTTCATGCCGTCGCGTGCTCTCTTATCTTTGCGACGATGTCCGACTGCGCTTTTGCCGACAGCTCGATATCGAGCACGTTCGAGACCTTTGCCTCAGTCCATCCGAGTATCTCGGCAAGTTTGCCCTGATTGATACCCGCCTCGACCATCGCCTTCCTTATGCGCATGTTTGTCACTGGAATCTCCTCCTTTCTCTCTGATCGAGTCCGTAGTAAGTGTCACAGGCGGCGCTGTGGATGTTCGTGCGCTCGCCTGTCTTGCCGCAGGTCGCCCATTTCTTGCGCCCGTCGATGGAGCCGAAGCGGTTAAGGTCTCTCATACAGTACATGCAGTCGATGCACTGCGCCCTCTCGCCCTGCTCCTCGTGATATTCTGCGAGCGTCTCCGGCTCACTCTGTGTGATGGAGTAATAGATCCAGATGGTCTGCCCGTCCCTTTCGTAGGTCGGGTTCAGCTCCGCCAGCTCCATCATCGCCTCGTTAAACAGCATCGCGGTCTCGGTCGGCGTACTTCCTTGTATGGCTCTCATCTGCGGTATTGATTTAGTTCTCATGGCGTTTTCCTTTCAAATAAAAAATGCGCCTACCGTAGTGGTAGACGCATCCATTATGCCCTTATTCGATCCACTCCCCTAACGCCTTAAGGTTTGTTAAGATTATCCTTTTAATTATGATTTTAGGAAGAGTTAAATCTTTGAACATAGCAGTGCCGTAAAGCACCGCGTCTACCACTAACAGTATACTCCCCTATAGGACATGAATCAAGCTGATTTTGTAATTAATTTCTTAAAGTTTTGTAAAGGTGTTATAATGGTTTTGGAGGTGATGAACATGGCACTGTTCGGTCTGAAAAAGAAGAAAACGGAAGCCGCTCCGAAGCATGATGTCCCGAAGTACGACGTTCCGCCGTTCACCGTCTGGCGCGAATACCGCTTTGATCAGTCGGGTTCGTTCAGAGGCTTCAAGCGGTTCACCCTGAGGCTGTCCTACGCGAGACCTATCTGCAACGCGAGTATCGAAACACTGCGGCAACGAGGCTTTGACTTCAAAGGCAGCCGCATCAGTCTCATGCACGGTATGATTGAAGACGGAGTTGAGGGCGAGTCCATGATTGTGCTCGTAGATGGTCTGCAGATTGGCTTTCTGTCCCGCAACGGGAAGTATGAGGAAATGTTCTCTGCCCTATCGGAGGGACGCATCGAAAAAGCCCACGTCCGCATCGAGGATGTCGTTCTTGATGACGGCACGGAAGCCGGCGCGGGTGTGTGGCTGTACTTGAAATATTGACCGCACGCGGATGAGTTCGGAGGTGATGAAAATGAAATGCGAAAGATGCGGAAAAGGCATCGGATTAGTCCGTCGCGGTCAGGCAATCGCCGACGGATATGTCTGTTATTCGTGTTTGGACGAGCTCGGTTTTGATAAATCGGAGCGTGGCGTTAAAAGATGGAGCTATACCTATGATCAGATAAAAAACGGTAAAGCTGCCCTCTTTTCGCCGTCTGAATCGAAAATATGAGCCTCGTTTGAGACACGCAAAAAGACCCGAGACATCCGCCCCGGGTCTGTCTGCGTTTATGGTAAGGAGGTGCCCTTTGCGGTCACGATCCGTGACGCCTTAGATGTCTACGGTTCAGGCGTGTACTGGCTCAGCGGTAATATCTGTGAGAAGTCCTTCCAATTTATCGCCGCCGCATATGCCTCTACTGACTCATCGGGGACGTACAGAGTCCCTACATATGACGAGGACGACTGTATGCCGTAGTTGCTTGGCGGCGTTACCGCACGGCACACACAGGTGAATGGATTCGCAACGACCTCATTAAGTGCGCCCGTATTAATAGCGGTAAGCGTTGACGGCAAATCGAAAAGTTTTACCGTGTGACTTCCACTGTACAAGAAATACGCTGGGACGGTGGTAATCCCCTCGCCGAAGTAAACCCGTGAAGCATCCCTGACTATCGATGATTTGACCTTCGATAAATCTGTTATATTGAACGTTGCATAAAAGGTGTTATTGTCGACGCAGGTGAGCACGACATCACCGCCGCCGCTCTGCACGTCAACTGTAACAGGGCTGTATCCGTCCACGCCGCTCGGTGCAGTGTAAACGCCGTTCTCCGTCACGCTCAAAGGCTCTACCACAGGAGCAGAGCCGCCGCCTTCTCTGTTTATCTTTCCGCTGATAACGATGTCGAATAAGTCCATAGATCCCTCCTTAATTCGCGTTCGGGTCGGTGTTCTCCGATTCTTCGATGATATAATCGGTGTTGTCATTCACGTTTATCCAAGCTCCCTGTGTGCCGTTCCATCCGAAACAGTACAGCTTGCCCGTGTCGACCACGAACATCATCGAGCCTGTGACGATGCCCGAAAACGGAATATCATCAAGGTCGGCGTACCCGCAAGCGATCTCAACAAGCTGTGCGCCCTTTGCGTACTCGCCCGCGCGGTTGTGAGCATATTCTTCAGCTTTAAGAAATGTAATCATGATTAATCTCCTTTATGTTTGCAAACAATAATTGATAGCTACTTTTCAAGCGCCTTGATCCGCGCCTCGTGATCTATCGAGTCAGCCCTGAGGTCATCTATTTCTTCGCCGTGTTTGGTGATTCGGTCGGCGAGCTCTTTCGTGCGCGACTCGACGAGCCTCTCAAGCTGCTCCACGACAGTGGTAAGTCGCACGATATTCCCGTTAAGCCTCACGATCGGCGTGATGATGGCGATGAGGCCTCCGACCAGTCCGATAAGACCGAGTATCAATTCATCTTTCATCTCCTCGCCTCCCTTGCTTTTGCCACCGTCTGATAGCCCACAGTGCCGTCAGCCGTAACGCCAACCGCCGTCTGGAACTTGACGGTATACTCTTTAGTGTACTGGCCAAAGTCACCGTCCTCGGCAACGACCTTGCCGCCGAAGTACCAGTTGAGGAACTTCTGCCACTTCAGAACTTCAGTGCCCTTGTCACCTTTATGAAGGTACGATCTCGTGACGGTGGTCTTTGTTGGTCTTGCTCTGAAGATGACCACAACAGGACGCTTCGTCTTCAGCTTGCTTAAAGAACCGTTGACGTGCGGATATGTCATTGCTAATTGCGCCTCGTAGATAACGCCGTCCGCTCTGATGAGCGTGTGCGCACTCTTGTGCGCTTTGTCTTTGAAGTAGCAGACGATATCTCCGTTACGGCTGACCGAGTAAGGCGAAACGTTTCTGTAGGTCAGCTTGTCGAACGCCTTGCTCTTGTGGCTGTTGATAGCGGGCGTCACTCCTCTCGGGTAGTCCTTGTCGAGCCCCGAAGAGCGCACGACCGTACCGACATATACATCACACGCGCAGCCCTTTTTCGGTGCCGCGCTCCATCCGCTTCTGTCTGGGTACGCAGCCTTGTATGCCCTGTTATATGCGGCAGTACCCGAGCCGCCTTTATAGGCATATTTAGCTTTCGCTGTGCCTTTTGCCCACGCGAGAGCCTTTGCCTTTGCGGAGATCTTCGCAGTGTTGTCGACTGTCTTCGTCTCCTCGACGGTCGTATTCGGCAGAGCGCCTTTATACGGCTCAGAATTGACTTCTGACGGCTTTTTCTGCGATTTCGGTATAGTTGCCGACCAAGCATCAATTACGCACCCACGCATCGATTTCTCGTAGCTGTACCAGCCGCTGTGATTGCGCGAACCGCTGTCGAAAAGGTAAAACTCGTGGCGTCCGTCCCGTACACGATAGTCGCCGTACCCGATATAATGTCCGCCGCTCGTCCACACCGTGCCGTCTGGTCCTTTGCCCCTAAACAAAAGGACGCCCACGTGAGCGCCCTCTTTGTTAAGCCTTTTAAAAAGTTCCGACATCGGTGCAGAGCCGCATCTGTAAACGTCGGCAAAGCCGAAATGCTTCAGCCCCGCCGTGATGCCGTCTCGCTTTGTGCCGTCGCCCGCGACCGCGTACTGTTTCATGTAGCTGTACACCATCTTCATGATGTCGGTCACGCTTTTGCCTAAATACTTTTCAAGCTCAAGCACGCAGTGGAACACGCTCAGGCATCCGCATCCGCAGCCGTTCAGGTACCATCCCTTTTTAGGATATACCCACCAACGCCAGCGGCTGTCGTACTGTTTGTATGTTGTAGTATTCTTCACTCCTCCTCACCGCCTTCGAGTGGTTCGTCCCAGTCATCAGCGAGTGGAGTTTCGTCTGGATGTATCGCCGCCCCATCATTAAAGTTAGCGACGCTCACGTTAAGGCAGCGCGCCAAGAACACCCCTATCGCCGCCACAACCGTGATTGTCTCCGCGCCGTACGAAACATTGAATGTCGCCACGATAACTCCGAGCAATGTCGTTATAGCACTCCACTTAATGACTATGCCCTTCAACCTGTCGTATTGTTCGTTGTTAAGTCTCACCCCATACAGAGTGATAGCAGTGATAGCGATCCCGAGTACTACGATTACCCCTATCAAAAATGCGTATTTTGTCATGTCTGATCCCCTCCTATTCTCCGACCACGTAAATCGAGACCGTTCCAATGGTCGGCGACGTGCTGTAATTCGTCCACAGACGCACGACGACCGCGCTCGTGGTGTAGCTTGATATGCACTGGTTAACGTAGCCAGATGCACCGACATTAAGCGCTACATTTGAGATGCTGTTAAACAGCCCCGACGGCATCGCGACCGAGTAGCTCGTCCAAGTGGAATTGGTCCAGTAATAAGAGGACGAACCGCCTCGTGTATTGAAGTTGTACTGCGTGTCGAACGTCCTCGAGTACCACGCCTCGATGCGTCCGCTCGCCCACTTGCGATATTTCCAATAGGCTGAGCCGCCTGTGCCTTCCTCGACCACGTAGTCAACCATCTGCACGCCTCTCGGATAGATGTCGCCGCTCCAGTCGACCGCGAAGGCATTCTTACGTGTCGTATCGTCCGCGCCGTTGCCCACTATCAGAGCATAGTCGCCGCTTGTGTCCTCGACATTGAACTTGCCGAACACGCTTTGATAATCCTGAGTAGCGTAAAGCCCGAAGCCCGAACTGAAAGACAGACCACCCTCGACTCCGACTCTCGTGCCAAGCGTAAAGGACGGAGCGGTCGCGTCAGATATCAGTGCCGTGATGGCATCGTGATGTCCGCCCGCCGCAAGCGACATCGCGTACATGCCCGATGACGCCGATGAGGCGTGTGTAAAGGAAATAGTCCTCGAGCCGTCATACGCGACTGTCGATGTAAAGGTCAACTGCCCCTCCGAGCACGTTACCGTGACGGTCGCCGTGACAGTCCGCGCTGTCCCGTAGGCGAATGTGATGTCGGGCGATTCCCATGATGTCGTCGTGACGTTGCCCGAAACCGAAAACGCCGCCGTGCCGCTCGTGGCTGAGATGGCTGTCGGCGTGATAGTGCCCTGCACGGGCTGAGTGCTCCACGCGTAGCGGTAATTCGGCACTGTGATTGCCGCGCCCGTCAGCAGACTGCCCGCGAGCGTTACCGTCTCGTCGGGCTGAAGCAGCGAAAAGTCCGCCGCCTGTGCCACGACTGCCTCAGTGGTCACCGTCTCCGATGTCGCGTTGACTCGGAAGAATGACGCGCCCTGTGCGGTCTTCATCTCGATGGTTTCCGCGTCCATCGTCAAAGCCGACAGCGCGCCGCTTTCGCCGAGCCGTATGCCGTCCGCACCGAACTGCGCAAGCTCCGAAAGCCCGTCCCGCACCGCAATGCCGTTTGATCTGGCTAATAGGTTGCCGCCGCCGTTGCTCGGATCCGCTTCGAAGTCCTCGCGCGGGATCTCGGTGATGTGCGCGCCCGTGTCCTCTCCCTCTTCTGCGACCCAGAAGTACTGGGCTGTGCTGTTTGCTATCTTAGCGACATCGTCCTGCGCCGCCTGAGTATTCTGCAGATTCTCCTCGCTGTCTGTGATGCCTGCCTGCAGGTCGACGTCAACGCCGTCGAGGTACTCGATGAGCGCCTCGTTGTTGATTATCAAATCAAGGTCTGTCGCTCCGTTCAGCTCCACCTCTCCGAGCACGCGCCACGTGTACATCGCGGGATTAGTCGACTCAGTCTGTGACGAGTCGGTGTAATTCCCGAGGTACAGCGCGCCGTCAAAGTAGGTCAGACTGAAATCAGAGCCGACCGCGTCGGTCGCATATGCGCTGTGCAGATACAGTCCGCCTATCGTCTCAATGACCATGTTGCCCTCCTATACGTGCGCGAACCAGCAGAGTGTCGTGTCTGTTGCGGTCGTGCGGTTGAAGACGAGCGTAAAGCCCGTTGTGGTGATGTTGTTCACCGCCCACGAGCAGACCTGCGGGCCGCCCGTAATCGGCGTGGCGACCACGTTCGGCACGTTCAGAAACGGCTTCGCAAATGTAACCTCGACCGTCCTCGTGACTCCCGCGGTAGGCACTGTCACGCGGACCCGTCCGCTCTGCATCGAGTCAGCGACAGGCTCGACAGCCGCCGCTATCATCGCGGAGATCTCAGCGTTAAGGTTTGCCGCATTCAGCGGCGTCCCCTCTTCCGCGACCGTCCCCTCTGCTCTTGTCATGTCGTATGTATCCGTCTGCCCCGAGACGGCCGTCAGTTTGACGCGCCCCGGGTGCTCGACTATCCTGTCAGTAAAAGCCATATATCAGACTCCTCTCACGTAGTTCTCGGCGTTCGGGTACTGACCCGCGTCCGCCGTGTAGATGCCGTCGCCTGCGTATATCGTGGCGACCGCCTGCGCCGCTCTGAGTTCGATGCGCTCCTTTAATGCCAGTATCAGCGATTCGACTTCGTTCATGGTGTCGCCGGTCATGGCGTCGCCCGGAACAGTGGCGTCGAGCCCTGTTGCGGTCACGAGCGTATCGAGCGCGGACAGGAGCGCGTCCCATCCGCTTCTCGTTAAAAAATCGTTCTGTGTATATGTCGGCAGATTTGCTGCTGGATATAAGTAATTCACATTCCCCGTGATGCGGTTCATGTCCGCATATGTGAAACGGTTTCCGTTTGACCAGTTCGTCACAGGTTCGATCCAAGCCATCACACCACTCCCTTTCTGTATGAGATCTCTGCGGTCGTGCCGCCCTCCTCGTGCGTCAGCTGTATCGACTCTATCGTGCAGAGTTCCGTCGTGCCGTCCAGCCTGTGGAACGTAAACACGTCCCGCGGCTGCATTCGCGGGTCTCCCTTCCACGTGAACGACCCCGTGATGTTGCTGACTGCGAACAGGCTCTGCCAGTTCGGATAAATCAGCGTCGTGCCTTGATAAATAGAGCCGATACCAAGCGGCGTGACTGTCGCCGTGTAGCCCGACCTCAGGACGGGCGGCACAAGGCTCCGCGCGGTCGCTGTGTAGGTCATCAGTTTGCCGTACAGAGTCGGGCGGTAGAACCACTTATTCGAATAGACTGCCTTGCCCTTCTTGGTGCCCGTTCTGACCTTCTTCTGCACGGAGGTCGCTGACGGGATCCACTGCACCGAGTTCGGCGTCGCCCACACGAACCTGTCGCCCTGCTTGTACGAGACCGAGTAAGCCCAGTACCATGAGTCGAAGTTCTTCGTGATGCTGATGCCTCTTGTGATTGATATGTCCGCCTCGAGCGTCGACCATGCTGTCGCCTTTGTGATGTCGTTCGTGATGCCGTAGTCGCTCGAGTCTTCGACTTCGAGCTTTGCGACATTCCGTGCAATGTTCCTCTGGACATCTCCGCAGTCCGCCTCGTAGATGTCCCACTTCGATGTCGGCTTCGTCCATCTGATGGACGGGATTCCCGCATCCACGAAGACCGGCCAGAACGTGCCGGAGTGCGCGAGATTCATCATCGCCGCCACGTGCTCGCGCGCGCTGGCTTCGAGCATGACCATCGACCGCTCGGTCTTGGTCTGCCCCGATGCTGTCGGCGGCGCTTCGATGCTGACGGGCTTGATGCCCGCTGACTCGATGGTGTTCACAAACCAGTTATACAGATTCGTGCGCCCGACTGTGCTGTCGGTATCGAGTCTCTGGAGCGCTACGTTTTTGCTGTCTTCGAGTTTCCCCGAGGCATCCTCTCCCGAGAACGTGAGCACGCCGTTCAGCTGCTCCGCGGGTCCGTTCAGGTAAAAGTATCTTATCTGCGAATAGTCGCCCGGATATCCTGCGTAGTACCATATCGGCACATCATCGCCTACGTTCGGGATGACCTCCGAGAGGTCGCCCGGATAGTACGCCCTCACCGTGATGGAGCTGATAGCCCAGGACGGCGAGACGATGGACAGATCTGAGCGTAAATCGAGCTCGACCGAGATGATATCCTCGTTTGTAAATTCGAGGTCGATTCCCGGCGTTATCGACGCTATCTCGATGCGCCGCTCCGGGTCGTCGCTCTCAATGGTCAACGTCACAGACTGCGCGCCGACTGGAATGATGACCAGCTGCTTGGCGTCATAGCTGACGCCGTTCGCGGTTATCGTCCCCGAGCCGCTCGCGACCTCGACCGTCAGAGCAACTATCTCCTGGTCGCCTGTGACGGATGCCGTCATCGTGCCGCCGATGTCCGACCGCAGTCCGACCTTGCCGTCCGCAAGCGACCCCGCGACGCTCGTGTCGAGCAGCTCGCGCGAGCCGTCGAGCGGGAATCCTTCGCCCTGAAAGTCCGCGAGTCCGCGCATCGCCCACTGCTCCGTATCGATGGCCGCCCCGGCATTCGAGTCGCTTGCCGCGATGTCGCCCGATGCCGTGACGGTCAGGTCGATATCCGACCGCGCCGTGATGCCGCAGTGTATCTCGAGCGGGTCTCTTATCTGCTCTGCATTTTTAACGTCAATTATGGACATTTATAAACCTCAGATTCACGGCCACGTCCTTCCACAGGACGGAGCCGTCATATGCAGTAAATCGTGTTGGTGTGTTGGTAAACCCCAGACGGATGACCGTCTCCGTGTGACTGCCGTCCGAGTCGGTAAATGTAAGCGTATTCGCGCCGCTCATAGCAAAGAGGACGCTCATCTGCGCGTCGGGCAGTGTGTCGTATTTGAGTTCGATATCCGAGTAGCGCCACCCTATGCGGTCGGCGATTATCGCTCCCGTGCAGGTCGTGTACTCGCCCGAGTAGACGTCTTCGCGCTTCAGGTCAAACTCGCTCGGTCTGAATATCTCGGATCCGTTTATCGTTATCGTGTTATAGATGTCTATCATCCGAGCCTCCTCTTCCCGCTGTCATACGTGTCAACGACCCACTGCTCCATCTTCGGACCACTCGGGTAAGCGTAGAGCGTGATGTTTATCGGTGCGCCCGCCGTCTGCATCTGCTGCGCTGATACGACTCCGTTCACGATGCTGTCAGCCATTGCTCTCATGTTGTCCCAGAGTAAGTCGAGCGGCAGAACAGCCTCCGCTCCCGCTTCGCCGACGCCCTTGAGAGCCGCGCCCGCGCCGAGCAGAGTCGGCTTTCGGAAAATGGCGCCCTGAGCATACCAGTCGACCGATATGCTCGGCTTCGTTCCTTTCCCGCCGATACCCCACGGCAGCTTACCGCCGCTTATCTTGAAATGCGGCAGCTTGAATTTAGGCAGCTGGAGCTTCGCGCCGTTGATGATTCGTTTAATGGTGTTGATAGCCGTACGGATGATGGTGACAGCCGTCCTTATCGGGAGCGTCAGCATCTTGATGACTCCGTTGTTCCAGAGCCTCTGGACGACCGACTTAATGGCGTTGAACACGTTCGTGAACGCCGTCTTGATGGCGGTCAGCTTCTCCGTGACTGCCTGCTTGACACTGTTCCATGTCGCTATCAGATTATCCTTGAGCTCTATCGCCTTTGCCTTGATGGTGTCCCAGTTCTTATACAGGAGCACCCCGACCGCGACGACAGCCGCCACGATGAGGAGCACAGGACCGAGAGCCGCCACGATTCCGCCTATTGCAGGACCGACGACCGCGACGAGATTGATTATCGAACTTATGCCGAAAGCAACCTTGCCGAGCACGATGAGCGCAGGGGCAAGCACCGCCACGACCGCCGCGATGATTCCGATGATGGTCATCGCCTGCGGTGACAGGTTCGATATCCAGTTCGCAAGCCTGCCCACGAGGTCGATGACTTTTTCCATGACAGGCGCGAGCGTTGCCGCCATCTGCATGCCTATCTCATTAAATGCCACCGCGCCGAGGGCTTTCATCGTGTCGAGTGCGTCGTTGAACTTGTTCGCCTCGTCAAGAGTCTCCTGATCTATGAGGTGCAGGTCGTACTTTTCCATCGTCGAAGCAAATCGCTCATATGCCTCGCCGCCGTCCTCGATGAGCGGATTGAGTTCGGACGCGCTCTTGCCCATTAACTGCATGGCAAGAGCGTCGCGCTCCGTCTCGTTCTCCATCGTGCCGAGCGACTTTATGACGTCATTCCAGACCTCATCCGCGTCTTTCAGGTTGCCGTTCGCGTCATAGATGTCGATGCCCAGCTTCTCGAATGCTGCCGCGTTCGCCTTGGAGCCGTTCGCCGCGCCGTACATGGTCTTCTCGAGCTTAACGTGCGACTTCGCGATGGTATCGACGTCAACGTCGACCATCTCCGCGACCGCGCCGTACATCTGCAGGTCTTTCGTGCTGATGCCGTAGATCTTCGACAGCGTATTCAGTTCGTCTGCCGTCTGCCCCGCCTTGTAGGTCAGCGCACCGAGCGCAGCCACGACAGCCGCTGCCGCCATCGATACGCCGCGCATTTTGTTGCCCGCGTTCTCGAGCGCACTGCCTGCCTGTTTGAACTGCTCGCTGACCGCGCGGAGCTTAACATTCCCGACCTGCCGAAGCTGCGCGTTGAAGGTCTTGAGCTTCGACTCGGCTTCGATTATCTCGCGCTGTACGCGCCTGTACGCTTCGGAGTTCTTGTCGACGCCCTGTGCGTCCATCTGTGCCTGAGTGTTCTTCAATTCCTTGAGATTCGTCTCTGTCTGGCTTATCTTCTGCTTCAGAAGGTCTTGCTTCTGCCGCCAGAGGTCGACGCTCGTCGGATTGAATTTGAGAGCCTTGTTGACGTCCTTCAGCTCGCGGTCGATGTCCTTTGTACTGTTTCTGACCTGTCGCAGAGCCTTGTCGAGTTTTGTGGTATCGCCGGAAAAGGAAATGGTGATACCCTTTATGGAGCCACTTGCCATTTATGCGTCCCTCCATTGCAACAACATTTTGTGTTCTCCTATCCGAAGAATGAGTTAATATCGTTCTGTGTGCCCTTGCGCCTCTTGCCCCGTTTCTGCTCGAGCTTCGCGCGCCTTTCGCCCTCTTCCTGCCGCTGGTTGTAGGCGATGACGAAGTCGATTGCCTGCCCAAGCTGCATCCGTCTGATGTCGGTCATAGACAGACCCCTCTCAAGGGCTGCGAGGATTATCGTGTCGAGGTTGACGGCTGAAGTTTTCTCATTTTTTCGGTGAGTTCCTTCAGCCTCTTCAGGTTTTTTGAGCTTACCAATCCGCTGACGGCGAGTTTCGCAACTTCCGGCGCAACCTCGTCAAGCGGGAAGACGTCGAAGTCTTTCACCCACCTCTTCGGGTCCGGGATAGAATCGTCCGCCTCTTTTGCCATAGCCCAAACTATCTTGATGAGGTCGACCATCTCGAAGCCGCTCAGATGAGCGAGCGCATCAATGAGCGTGTCGCCGTCGAGCGACGCGAGCAGTTTCTTCGTGTCGAAAATGTCGCCGTCGGTCGCCTCGTCGACCAGGCCCGACACGATGTCGAGCCCGCTCGCGATGAGCGGAGTCAGTGTCATGACTATGTCCGTGCCGAACTGGTCTCTATACGTCATCATCCAGCCCACGTTGTTCGTAAGCCGGACGTCTTTTTCGCCTATTCTTATCGTCTTTTCCATTTGGTCACCTCTCATATGAAAAAAGAGGCGGAACGAACCGCTCCGCCTCCCCCTCTACTCCGTTAGAATGCCGGCGCAGTCGGTGCTGTGAACAGAGTGTCATAACCTGCGTCGGACGGCTTGAATACCGCCATTGTTACGCCTGTTGTGTTGTCGCCCGTGCAGGTGACTCCGATAGTCTCTGTTGCCGGCTCTTTTGACTCCTCGATGGTGTTGTACTCTCTGGTAATGGCACCAAGAGCACAGTTGTACAGGATTACCCTGCGTGACTCTGCGTCGCCTTCGACCTGGAACGTGATGTAGACATTCGGCTTTGTTGCGTTCTTTACGTTCGCAAGTCCGCCGTTCGACAGTGCTCTGTAGCCGAGGAACTGGGTTTTGAACTCATCGTCGAACATAGCGACTTCGAGGTCGCCCTCGATGGATCCACCAGAGTATCCGCTCCAGTAAGCGATGTTGTCAGCATAAAAAGTGTTCTGTTCTGAGTTCTCCTCAGGCGAGAAGCTGACCGCTCCCTTCTGATGGTAAGGAGTGCCGAGTGTGACAACACCGTCAACGACAGCATATGTCCCGACGTGGAGCTCGGAGATACCAAATTCTACTTTGTTAGCCATTGATAAGCCCCTTTCGTTTAGATGTAGTAGTAAATCACGAAGACACCTTCATCTTCGATGTAGATGTCCTCAGATTTCTCATATAAAAAGCCATTGTCCAGCAGTGCGGTTTCAATGGCTTCTTCATTTGATTCGTTTTTAGTTGTGAAGTAATATTCGACCTGATAGCGGTTATTTCGCCAGTAGTGTGTATTATCTGCGTCAAGATTGTCCTGTCCGTTGCCGATATAAACAAGATACGGCGGGGACTGTGGAGTCTTGAAATGCGAATAAGCACACGGAAGGCCGGTGCTCTGTAATGTCTGGAATATTGTCATAAATCTAAATCCTCCATCACGCGGCGAGGAAGTTCGTCGGATGCCCACTCCTCAGCGGGAGCAATGTGCTTGATCCCGTGAGTCCGTCCATAGGTTCCTTTTTTGTTTCTGATGACGTGTCCGTTTTCGAGAAGATGCGTCAGCTGGTAGTTTGTCGCATTATGAACCACCAAATCGGCGCGGTCCTTCTTGCCGACCTTCCATCCTTCCGCATATTTTCGTTGATGTGGCGATCCCTTCGGAGACGTGTTCTTGAGTCTCTGAACAGTTTCCTTTGCGACCTTCATCGAATCGGTTTCATAGACGCCTTTAACCTCTTTCGACACCGAATCAAGTATGTCCGCCATCTGGATTGTCACGCTGTCAGTTTTAGCCATTGTGAACACGCTCCTCACAAACAAGGCTGATAGAGTCCCGCTGTGCAGTCCAGTCCGCACGAATGACGTCGTACAGCTTGCCTTCCCACTCGATGAGCTTCTCGCCGTTGTAGTCGGCGCGATTCGTCAGCTCGAAAGTGATGGACGGGTGCAGTCCCGCCTGGGCTGCGTTGTAGAACTCGCTCTGATATACGCCTCGAGGCTGAACGAATACGACCGTCTCCTCATACGTGATTATCTCGTTGCCGTATGCATCATAGGCCGCCGTCTGATTGCCTTTTAATGTTGCGATTGAATCGTACATTTAAGCGTCACCCCAATCCGTATAGCCCGTACACGTCACAAGCTGTGCCTTCTGCTCGTCGTAGGCGCGTTTCAGCCTGTCAGCGTCTTCCGGCAAGCCGAAGTGCATCTTGCAATATGTGATTATCGCAGTCGTAACGAGCGCATCGATCTCATCGGGCACTATCACGCCCGCGACTCCGAGGTCGAGCTGTGCCGAAGCAATGAGATTCGTCAGCTCATCGTCGAGCGCGTGGGTCGATATTCGAAGAGCGTTCCTGACCTTATCAAGCATTAGTATTACCTCACAAAACGTTATTTTTTCTTCGCCGTTCTCGCGGTCTTCTCTTTGACCACTTCCGCCAGATTAAAGGCGACGAGCCTCGAAGCCTCCTCCTCGGAGACCTCGAGAATCGTTCCTTTTGCAAATCTTATAGCGGCTTCTCTCGTCAGCTTTACCTTCATAGGTCCGACCGCCGTCATTACGCGGCTACCTTCGCAAAGAAGAGGTTGCCGACTACCTCGATAGCTGCCGGCTGACGTCCGAGGATGTCGACGAGATCGAGCTTCATTCTTGTATGGTCGTCATACTTGAATTCGATCGCTTCGCCCTTTGGCAGATTCATCATGACGCCGGCGAGGTCGCCGATGATAGGAGCGGTTGCGTTGTCATTGAACAGGACCTCAAGTCCGTCAAACGGGTCAACGCCGTAGTAAGCGGACATCTGAAGGCCTCTGTAAGTCGCGTACTGCGCAGGTGTGCAGATGATGACAAGGTCTTCAGCTGCGGAGCTGAGCAGTGCTCTTGCGTTGACGAAGTCAGTGATGAGGCCCGCAGCAGAGCCCGTCTTCGCTACAGCCGGTCTCGAGCTTGTTGCTGTCTGCGGAGCTGCGAGAATCTTCGCTACGACAGCATTCTCTTCTGCCTTGATGATTCCGCGAGCTACCTCGTCATAGATGTAGCGCAGATACTCTTCGCCGGCCATGCTGTCGAGTGCCTCGTCGGAGATGCTGACCCATTTCTTATATGTAGTCGGCACGAGGTTGACGATACCGAGAGTCAGCGCTTCCTCTGCGACAGGAGTGTCGCTTCCTTCTGTGTGTGTGCCTGCCGCTGGTGCGGAGATCTCAAATCCGACCTTTACGTTGCCGGCTGCGTTCATTCTTCTTACTCTGCTCAGGATCGGAGAAGCCTCGAGCCTCTTTGCTACGATCTCACCTACGAATGTAGGAACAGGAACGACTCCGCCTGTGACGTTGTCGCTGAGAAGGCTTCTGCACTCCTTAGCGTCGCCGGTCTTGACATAGTTTGCGAATGCATCGATGTATTCGCGGCTGTTTCTGATTTCCATATCAGTCATTTTCTTTTCGTCCTTTCGTGTTTCGATTGTCTTGCCGGCACCCTTGGCGACTGCCTCGGCTGCCTTGCGTGATTCTTCGATTTCGAGATTGAGAGCCTTTGTTCTCTCCTCGATTGCTTCGAGCTCAGCGTTCAGAGCGTCGAGTGTTTCAGCGTCGGCCTCGTCCGTCTCGGAGACGATAGCCGCCCTTCTCTCCTCGAGCTCGTCAAATCCGAGCATCATGATTTCTTCGCGTGTCATTAGTTCTTTCCTCCTAACGCTCTTGCTCTAACTTCTGCCCTCTTCGCTTCAAGCGCTTTTTTCTCCTCCTCAAGTCGCTCCGCCTGAATCCGCGCGATCACTCCGTCGCGCAGGTCGCCAATGCTCCGAGTAACCGCGTCCGCGGATATCGAAGTGCCGTCATTAGCTGGAATTGAAACAGCTGAAACATCATAGAGCTTGCCCACCTTCTGGATGTGCCTCGTGTAGATCCAGACGCCCGCGTCGTTCTGTTCTCTGTCTTCGCTGTCGCCCGTGACCGTGAAGCCGAAGCTCATTCTGTCGGTGTAGCCTCCGGCGATCTCTTCGTACAGCTCGCGTCCGATTTCTGTACCGCCGAGATCCGCCTCTATAAACAAACCCCTCTCGTCCGGCTCGACTCGAAGGGTGTTGTTTCTTGTTCTTGCGAACACTCTGCCTTTGTGGTCATACTGCATGATGACGTCGCTCATATCGGTCTCGTCGAATGCAGTTCTGTCGACTGTCTCCCACAGCTCCCAGCCTTCGCCGCTGTAGAGCTTGTATGGCTCGTCAAATGTGCTCGCGTATCCGTTGACGACCTTTTTCACATCCTCTTCGCCCTCACCGGCTTCGCGGATCTGCATCGTCATGTTCCTGTATTCTCTATCACTCTTGACCATCGTTCTCCTCCGTCGTTAACTCATCTGTAGCTTTATACTCACCGCGTATCGGAGCGACCTGCCCCGCGCCGTCAGGCAGCGGCGAGAAGTTGAACAGCTCCCTTATCTCGTCAATCAGGATCGCGCCCCTGTCTCCGAGCTCCTTCGCCATCTGCACCTTCTGCGATACTGACATATACTGAAGTCTGTTCGCGTTCGCTATGAGGTAAGAGCCCTGGGCGCGTTCGCGCTCCGAGAAGAGTGCCTTCGACATCGCCTCGCTGAACTGGATCGCAAACGGCTCTATAGCGCCATCGAAAAAAGCCTCGAGCTGTTCGCCTCTGGCCTTGTTCTGAAGCACGTCTTCGTTCACACCGAAGTAGTTGAACACGTTCTCGCGTATCTGCGCCATCTGTTCGGCGTCTATCGCGTACGGCTTGACGTCAATCTGTCGAATGTCCTTGTAGGTATTCGGAAAAAGAAGGAACCCGCCCGACTCTGAATCGGTCGACAGGTTCTCCGCCGTGAAGCGTTCGCGCTCTTTCTTGAGGTCATCTGGTTTCGCAAAGTTCGCCAGTTGAGCCATGAAGCGGAATGTCGCCGCGTTCTTGACGCCTTCCTCGATGCCCTGATTTTGGATGTGTATCAGCTGCATGGTCTCTTTCAGCGGATAATTCGTCGAACCGAAAAAGTCATCTTTGTACTGGTACTTCGTCAGGATCGCACACTTGCGGAGCTCGACCGCCGCCGTCTGTCCGTTTGCGAACTGATAACGGAGCCATACCTCGCCGTCATATTCGATCAGCGTGCACATAGTCGGAAGAACGGGATACACGCCCGTGATGTTCATCCGTTCATCGAAGACCGGCACGACAAAGGCCGTATTATTGACATCAAGTATCGTGCTCACGCGGTAAAGGAACTGGCTCCACGTCTGCCACTGATTAGGTCCCTGTCTGAGCTTGCTCTGTAGTGACGGATTTGCCGAGCCAACCACTTCGACTTTTAGCTTGCCGATATGTCTCGCCCTCGCGTCGATCGCGGCTCGGACGATTTCCGATTCATACACCGCGCCGCCCCAATTCGTGAATACCGGCTGATAGGCCGTTAAGGTCTGAAAGAGCGAGCGCGCTTTGCTGAGTGCCTCGTCTGATTTTTCGGCTTCCGCCGGTCTGAATATTCGGTCGAATAATGACATTCTTTTTCCCCTCTATTCGTTCAATAACTGATTCCCGATCTCGCCATACCACTTCTGCCGGACGCATATCGCGTCAAGCAGTGCGGCAGTGCCGTCTATACGGCTTGTCGGGTTTATCTTTATCAGGCGACCGCGCCCGCGCTCCGCGCTCATCTTCACAGCTGAGTTTAAGAGATGCATCTTCAGCAGGTCGTTGTCGCCTATGTAGATTCGTTTGTCTTTGATGAGCCCCTCCAGCTCTTGGATGACGGGCCAGAGGTTATCGCCCTGATATACGTCGTCCATCTGGAAGCCCGCCGCCTTCATGTCCTGAACGAGATACTGCGACGAGTATCTGTCGTAGCCGACTTTCAGAGGATAAAGTTCTTTGTCTGCGACGAGGTTCATAAACCACTCGTGGCAGTCGTGATAGTCGACGAAGTTGTCGCCGCTCAGACTGAGAAGCCCGCGCTTCACGTAGGTCCAGTACGGTACCCCATCCCGCTGCGTGGCTTCGTCGATACGTTCTGCTGGCATCCAAAAATGGGCGAGGACGTTAAGCCGTCCGTGCTTTTCGACCACAGCCACCGCAGCGGTTAGGTCCGTAGTCTGTGATAAGTCGAGACCGCCCACGCAGTAGGAGCCTCGAAGCGACTCGATGTCTATCGGCTCGCCGCATATGTTCCCGACCGCCTGTGCGGGCAGCCACGCAAGCGAGCTGTTCTGCTTAATATTGCAATACTTGCAGAGGAACTCTGCCTTCTTGGAGAGCGAGCCCTCTGCAATAGCTATCTCCTCGAGCATATAGTCGACAGAGACCGAGACGCCGAGGTTCGGATTCGCCTTTCTGAGCTCGTTGATGTCGTTCCACTTGTCGAGGTCGTCTATCATGTATAAAAAAGGCAGCAGCTTTTTCTCCTTGCTGTCGCCCAATAAAAAACGAGTTGACCTCTTCATTAACTCGTCAAATATTCCGTCTGATATGTAGCCCGCCGTCGTGCATGACAGGAGCAGACCTTCGGGGCGCGCGCCCATGCCGCTCTTCATTACTTCGTACTGCTTGAGGCCCTGGTCGCCAGCCCAAGCCGCGACCTCGTCACAGATGCAGAGGGATGGATTGAATCCGTCGGACCTCTTGGAACTGAATGCGATCTTCTTGACCGTGCAGTTTGTCTTCGGTATTGCAAGATCTGACTGTCTGTGCCTTGCGAGTGCCGAGTCGTCCTTGATCAGCCGCCCTCGCTCGTCGGTTTGCTTTACGTCTTCACGGAGCGCTTGCCATTCAGGATCCAACTGCTCCATCGTCCAAATGTCATTGTAGACAAGGTCAGCCTGTTCCAGCTTCGGAGCAATGCAGAACACTCTCGCGCCGAAACCGCCTTCGAGTTCCCATGTATATTTACCCATGCCAGAGCCGATTTTGGTTTTGCCGTTCTTCCTGGCTACTACCAACACCACCTCACGGAACTGTCTGAGGCCGTTCTTATCGACTATGCCATACACACATGACAAGAAAGCCTTCTGCCAGGTCTCGAGCTCAATCGGGCCAGGCGCTTTCGGCCCCTCGGTGTGAAAAACTCTGCTTTCGAAGTATTCGATGGCAGCGTTTGCCTTGCCCTGGTCGAACTCGAAGTCCTTGTTTTCGAGGCCGTGCACGATATACTCATAGATCAGCCGGATCCACCTGCCGACTGTGACCTTCTCGCTCTTAATGTCCTGATAATATTTGTAAATCCAGTTATCTCCAGCCATGTCAGTCCACGTCGGTATAGGTTTGTGTAAAATCAAGG